TATCGTTAGAAATCAATCGCTAGTGATTAATTTATCGTATACTACAAAACAAGAAATCTGTCAACCTATTTTTACACAACTCTTGACGTATTGAAACAACCGGAGATATACTAGGAACATGGATATAGTACCTTTAAAGCCATCACAGATACCTGGGAAGCTCATAGAATATGATCTGGCATTAGGCGAGCAGTTGAATTCTGGTTTGATCTTAAAAAAAGACCAGGGCTTTCATATGTTAACTGTATTCCAAAAATTATTTATGATGTCATATCTTTACGATATAAGAGATAAATCAGAAGCTTATGTTAGAACCTGTACTGATAAAGAATGGGAAGAACTAGAAGAAGATGATAAACTATCCTTTAAGATGATCGCTAATGCTGAATGGAAAAAGATAGAAAATTTAATGGGCGGTGTAAGAAACATCATAGCAATGATGGGTGTTGATGTTATCGAAATAGTAAGAAAGACTAGAAAACTAATGAAGGTACAAAAAATAGTATTAGATAAAGATGGTATCGAACATAAATATGATGACGGGACAACACAGATGAAAGCTGTTGAATTCCTTGCTAAAATATCTGGAAATTATAGTGAAGAGATTGATATTTTAAATAGAACTACAATTAACGTGAACTTTGGGACCAACCAACCTGCTAGACCTGAGGATATTTTATCTGATAACATGGAAGTTATAGAAGGTGTAGTTACTTCTCTTAGTGGAGAATCACAATGAATGTTAGATTATTAGTAGTACCAAATGAGAATGATGAATCTCCAATAGAAATTAGTATACAAGGGGTTATGACTAAAATAGAATCAGGTAAATGGTATCAGCTTAATATAGTTAAGTTCAAATATCTATATAAATCTGTTGGACAGACAAATGGATTAATTAAGTATCATTTTATAATTGTTAATCAGTATGGAAATAATAATAAAAAGATGTTAAGAGAATTTGAGTTAAATAAATTTGATAGTTATTTATTGGACAATAGAAGAGACGTTAAAAGTTATAATAAATTATTTGGTGAAAATGTTTTAAACAATGCTCAAGGATACTCACTTGAACTTGTTAATAAAAAAATAGAAGAAATAGTATTAGATGATTATGATAAAGATAATATGTTGCCTAAGACTGGTGAGTCTGAAAAAGATCTTAATGATAACACTATATTAAACCTTGGATAATTATGACAGCATTTAAGGAAGCGGTAAGTGACATTAATCCTTTTAGACACCAAAGACAATTTACTTATGCTCCATTCATATATCCAACAGTGAGAGATTTTTTCTTAGTGGGTGGATATTCTTGTGGCAAATCGTTTAGCATAGTTTTATTGATCTTAAATATAGTAAACATTTATGATGGTCATGAGATAACAATTGGATTAGGTAGTGTTACTATATCACTTTTTCGTAAGACGATTTGGGTTGACCTTGAGCGCATATTAAAGATGTCAGGTAGTAAATATAATTATGATAGACAACAAAATATCATTAGGATCGGAACCGTTTCTTTTCAAGTTATACCTATTGAAAACCCTGCAAATATTTATGCGTATAACTTTTGTGCGTTTATTTGTGACGAAATTGATGAGCTTCCACAAGAGAAAGCTCTTATGGCCTTTACAGCTATCCATGAACGAACACGTATCATATTTCCAGATGGTCGAGGAGCTTTTGCCTGTTTTGCGACAACGGCTCAAGGATTAAAAGGGTGTTACCAAATCACTGAGGAACTTAGAAAAAAAGGTAAGAGCTTTATTTTAATTCATGGGCATACAAGAGATAATACAAGTATTGATAAAGAATATTTAAGAGACCTTGAGTCATTATATGATGAGAAAGAAAAAGAAGCTTTCTTGGAAGGTAAATTTGTTAACCTTTCTACTGGTCGTGTTTATGGTGACTATGATCCTAAGGTGAATCAGTGTCTTGCTTTTGATATTGATCCAGATGAAACAATTTATATTGGACAAGATAAAAATATTGGATTCTGTTGGGCTGTTGCAATAATAAAAAGAAATGGTAAATTATATATACACAGAAACTTTAACTTTGATTCATTAGGTTCTGCACCACGTGAAATGAGAGATGCGTATCCCACAAATCCTATAAAATGGTATCCCGATGCAAGTGCAGAAGAAATTATCAACATTTATATTAAAGAGATAAGACAATTTGGTATTCAACCTGTAATGTCTGGTCATAATCCTTCAGTACAGGAAAGAATCTTTTGTGTAAATAAAATGTTTAAAACTAATCTTATGTATGTTATGCAAAATGGAATGACTGATGATATTGATATGTCTTTGAAGGTTAGACAGTTCAATGATTTAGGTGAGCCTCAGAAGGGTCGCGGGGAAAAGTCACCTGACCATGTTGTTGATGCACTAGAGTATGTATGTTTTAGACTCATAGTTACTGAGATAGAATTTAGATCGATTTATGAAGTGGCTAAACATATGAATCAGGCTCAGAAACTTAGAATAGGAAAGGCGGCGTGATATGACATATTTAGAAATAGCAGAAAAACAAAACAATCCACACCTAAAAGAAGTATATAAGATAATTGCTAAAGACGCTGGCGAAACATATGACGTTGCCCATAGTATTCCAGAAAATAAATTATTAGGCGTTAAAGTAAATGATTCTCCAATACCCGCTATTTCTCATACTATAGATAGTATAGAAGCAATTAGAGAAAACTTGTACAAATATCATATTGAACAAATGTATAGAAGTAAAGTTCCATATCAAACCATGGATTCATTTGTTCTTAAAGTTGCAGAGAAAGCTTTTAACATATTAAAAGTATCCCATGCCGTTAGGGATGGTATTGGAAAAGATGGCGAGAAAACAAAGATAGTTGATTCATGGTATAATTCTGTTACAGGTATTGGAACTTCTTCTGATCCTGGATGGTATAATACTGCCGATATTCCTATTCAAATGAGTCCACAGCAAGCATCAGCTTATTATTCTTCTGGTGGAATACCTAAAGTTATTGTTGATAAAAAAACTAATGGTCCATTTATTAACGGATATAGATTTGAAGGTGATTTTACTAGGAAACAATTAGATGACTTTTGTGAACACTATAAAAAACGTGGATTAACTACTGCCATGAAACATGGCCTTAGAGATTCGTTGATTTTTGGTGGGTCCGCAATCATACCACATTTTGAACAAGATAGAAACAAGATTAATTATTCAAGAAATTTATCTATGATGGGACCAATGGGTGATAAAAAGATAGATAGATTCTGGACAGCTGACAGATGGAATCTTGTTTTAATTCCTAATACAAACATCGAAGCAGAAGATTATTTTTATCCTCCTTATTTTTACGTACCTATGGCAGGTGTAGAAGTTTGCACAGAAAGAATGGCTATTATTCGTATCAATGAATTACCGTTTTGGTCTGCATTATTACAAATAGGATGGGGTATTTCTGATATGGAATCTTGGATCAAATCAGTTCTAAGTTATAATATCATGATTAACGCCATTCCTATTATGGGTCAGCAAATTTCTTTGGTATATCAGCACATCCCTGCTGATCCAATAATCTTTGCAAACGGTCCACAGGCTTTTAAGGAATGGGCTGATGAAAATAGTCAACAATTAGCTTTATGGTCTATTAATAATCCTAAGACATTTAATAGTTACGGTGAAATAAAAACACTTGAAAGAAATTATACTGGATATGAAGATTTAGTTAGATTATTACGTGAAAATATTGGAGCAGAATCTACTATTCCAGAGTCATCTATATTTCACACACAATCAAAAGGATTTTCTGATAATATAGAAGACGTTACTTTGAAACAATCAGAAGCTTTCAAACAAATTGGAAATATATTTGAAGAACAGATGAATCCATTAATTTTTACAATGGGTTTAGATTATTTTGGTAGAAAGAATGAAGAGAAGGTTAAATCACTTAAACTTTGTCTTGATTCCAATACAGTTATTACTAATGATCAAAAGGCTACAATTGGATCAAATTTCTTTAGTATGATACAAATGGGAGTATCTTCTGGAATGACTCAAGATATTGCAGGTAAGATAGCTTCTAAGTTTATTTCAGGTGTTAATATTGATGATGAAACTATCAACATGTTAAAAGAGGCTCAGGAAGAAGCTGATAAAAAGGAGGAGAAAGATAGAAAATCACAACAATCTAAAGGTTTATTTGGAATAGGTGGTCCAAAGAAACCTGGAACTCCAGCAAAGTCTAGTTTAACACCTGGATCAAAGAATGATCAAAAATCTCAAGTAAGAAAAGCAAGTGGAAAAGGAAAGAACTAAAATGGATTTAAAAGATGTTTCTATTGTTATACCTGGAGAATGTTACCAGAGATTAATTGCTTATTTAACTAACAATTTTACTTATGCTCAGATATTCCAAGTTATAAAAGACTTAGAAGATAACGCTTTTCAAGTTGGTAATGAAGTTACAGCTTCTTATGATCCTAAACTTCAATCTAAAGGAACTATGCAATTTCCATCAGTTAATGGATTAGAAGAAGCTAGAGAAATTGACAAAACTGAAATGCACCATAGTGAATCGACTGATGACGATGAAACAGTATTGTTTAATAGGGAGTAATCAGTTAAAACCTTTGTCAGCAAAGAAATAATTGATTTTTTTGTTGACAAAACTATTCAAAGGCGGTACACTTTTTGATAGGTACATATAGATTTTTAGTTTAGGATAAAGGGAATCGAATGGACCTTTCACAGTTTATACAAGTAAAAGATGACTCACTTTTAAAATTACATAAGAATGTAGCAATTGCTAAGTCTGGAATATATCAGTATCATTTTAGCGAACTTCGAGGATTATTTGATGGTGATTTTAGTATTCCAGAACATCATATTTCTCGTACTATTTTTAATGTCTTACGTCCTAAAGAAGTTTTAAAGGATAGTAAGAATCTTTTTATTCAACTTCCGCTAACTAGAGAACATCCAGAAGATTTTGTTACACCTGAAAATATTAAGGATGATAAGACTGGTTGGATTGGCTGGACTGGCGACTCTTCACAAATTGCTACCTTAGAAACAGAAGATGAAATTACAATTAATTCTACTTTAAATATTGTTGATAAAGTTGGACTTCATGCTTATGATAGCGGAATCAAAGAAGTTTCACCTGGTTATATTGCAGAGTTTAAATGGCAAGATGGTAAAGATAAGAATGGAACAGATTATCAAATTGTAATGACCAGAATAAATGAAGTTAATCATTTAGCTTTAGTAGATAATGGTCGCGGTGGAAAAGAAGCTTCAATTTTAGATAACAAGTATTTAGATAAAGATTATATCAAGAATTTAGAAAAGGAGTTTCCAATGGAAAAAGATCCTCAAGGACTTTTTAACAAGTTTATGTCTTTGTTTAATAAAGACAAAAAGATTCTTGATTCTATGCCAAAAAATATTGAAAAGTTTACCGATGAACAAAAAGAGTATCTGTTAAAAGAGACTCACAGACTTTTGCTTCACCGAATTACTGGAAAAACTTTTGATTCTTTTATGCCAATTGGTTTTACCAAGGATGATTTTCCTGATATTGCTAAAGATGAAGATATGGCTAAAGATGGTAACAAAGTTGATGGAAATGATGTTGAAGGAAAAACCGTTGATGAAGATATGACGGAAGATAGTGAAGAAGAGAAGAAGAAAAAAGAAGATGAAAAAGATGAATCTAAAACTGAAGATAATGAAATTACTAAAGAAACTGCTAGTGCGGAAGACACTTCGGCTGAAATTTCTCCTTCTTCTACCTTAGAAAAACCTGCTAGTGGAAAAACTACCACGGATTCTAAGAAAGTTATTGATGAAAAAGTTAAAGAAAAAACTGTTACCGTTAGGATTGATGATAATAAAATTGAAGATAGTTCACCTGATCCTTTTGTAATCGGGTCTCAAATAAAATCTGGTTTTA